TCATTTATGGTTGATTATCAGGTTAAAATATTTTAACAAACTAATCAACCACAAATAACTTTACAGTCATTTATGGTTGATTATCAGGTTAAAATATTTTAACAAACTAATCAACCATAAATGACTGTAAAGTCATTTATGGTTGATTAAATGATAATTTATGAATTATCATTTATTGATTAATATGTTAAATATCTAATAATAATATTAAATATTTAACGAATTAATCAATTAAAGATAATACATAAATTATCTTTGATTGATTAATAAGTTAAATACCTAATAAGATTATAATTTTATTTCGTCTGTTATAGGATTTGAACCTATGACCCTGTGGTTAACAGCCACATGCTCTGCCAACTGAGCTAAACAGACAATATTTTACAATTGTTAATTATTGTCTATTTAATTATAATAATTTATAATTATATATTCTATAATTTATATTTATAAAAATAATAATAAATATAAACGCAAACGCAAACAAATTATAATTTAGTCCAATATAAATGTGATTTAACATCAGGATTATTAATTTCTTCTAACCAACTAACTTCACTCCATGTAGCAACAGGAACATTATTAATAAGAACGAATGTTCTATGTTCAGTGCATAAAGTATATAAATAATCAGGTTCTTCAATAGTTAGTTGTTTAATAGTAGAACTATTAATAATTTTAATAGGTAATACTTCTTCATTATTAATAAATATTGGATGATTATGTTTAATATATAAATCTTGATCAGGGATATTATTACCAATACTATTTTTAGATAATCTTATAAATTTATTAGTTTTATTAGTTCTAATAATATATTTAAGAGGTATATAATTTCCATGAATATCTTTAACTTTATAATTTAATTTTGAACTAATATCTTTAATACATACAGGACCTTTATCTGTATCAACTACTGACATTCCATGAACACAATATATTTTTAAAAATACACTATTATTATCATTATATACTACTGGAACTATTTCCCCTGAATTTAATACAGTCATTTCATCACCATCTGCTGTTTTTATTACTACAACAACCATTTCATTTACAGTATCATTTTTAAATGAATATACTAATTCATTACCAGTTACTTCATTTTGTCTTGATTCTGGAGTTTGGAAGGTATATTCATCTCCTGCGGTTTTTTCACCAGATTGATAAACATATGGTACAGTATTTCCCATCATATCTTCTAATTCTAATGTATTATTAACAGTATTAACAATAAGGGGTATCATAACATTAGATGGTTCAGTGAATGATGTATATGTAGTATTTTCTCCATTTAAATCATTTATAATATAAATACCATTAACAATTCTAAGATTAATTGGAACTTCATTTAATCTTGCTCTTGGATCTTCATTTGATTCAGTATTTAATACAACTCCTTGTGTATATAATTGTTTTAATACTGATCTTTGAACTAAAACTGGTTCAGAACTTGATTCAGTTAAACCATATAAAACAATATTTTCAATATCAGATACTGATTCTGGAGTTAATTCTAAACTAATTCCTTGAATAGTAGGAGATTTAATAGTAATATTATTATTAAATATATTTTTTAATAATACTACTTGTTGTTGTTCTGAATTATTTAATACATTTGCAACAATAGTAGGTTCAGTTGGTGGTGGTAAATCATCTACAACTGTAGTATCTGCGGGTAATCCATCTCCATTTATAACTCCAATACCTGTATATGTTCTATTATCACCTGATACAATACCTGTATATATTTCAGTTTCACCTTCAGGTAATACATTAATAATTGTATCATCTCCTATATTATTTATAGTAACATTCATTTTTCTTAAAACCATAATATTATATTATATATATATAATATTATAAAATAACACCAATATTATTGATATATTTTTTTATTTTATAATACATATCATCCGATATTTTCTCTTCAAAATAATTAATATATTTTTTATTTATATTATATAAATCTATATAATTATAATCAATTTGTAATTTTAATTGATTATTTTCATCAAAATATGGAAATTTATAGAAATTATTTTTATCATCATAATTATTTACAAACCATATTATATTATTTATTGCATATATTTCAATAAAATTTCCATTATTATAATATACTCCTTTACTTGGTATATATTTATCAAAACTATTTAATTTTTCATTTTGTTTTATATTAAACTCAAAATATTTTAATGTAAATATTATTTCTATTTTCATTTGATTTATTTCTAAATTAATTTGTTTATATTTGTCTTTTATTATTATGTTATTAATTTTATAATTATTAGATATATTTATTAATCTTTTTATCATATAATATTGTTCATCTGATAAATTTATTGTTGTTTGATTATTATTTATTTTTAAACTATATTTATCTAATAATAAATCCATATTTGTATTTATTATTATATTATTTATATTTTTATAACAATCATTTTCAAAGATATAAAATTAATATAATGAAATTAAAATTTATATTATTAATAAAAAATACAATGATTTTTAATAATTGTGAAATATGTGGAAAACAATTTAATAAAAAAGAATATTATAATAAACATATTACACCTTTTTCACTAAAAAATGGGACACTTAACAGTATAATCTGTAATATTTCTAACAAAAAATTGATTTTTTTATATTTTTATATGTTATGTTAAAAATTAATAATAAAAATGACAGTTCCTATTATGCGGACTGTTTACTCAGAAACTTTTGAAAATTTAAATAAGGAAGAAAAAATGAATATTTATGACATTATTCCAGAAATTAAAAAATATTGCGATCGATCATCTGAAACGATGGTGGTATGTAAAGAAATAGAAAAAACAACAAATGATTATCTAAATGATAAATCAAAATATGGAATATTCTATTATCCAATGTTGTGGGTAAATAAAAATATGCGTATCAAAGATCAAAAATTTAGAGAAGATACGGTGAATAGAATGTTTTCAATCACGTATAAAAAGATTGATTGTCGCGATTGTCGTAGAACACCTCAACATTATGCTCTTGATATTGATCTTCTTTTAGGTGAGAATGGTTGTATTCATACTTATTTAAATGAAAGTAAAGCATATAGAAAATCGTTTTATATGCTTTATAGAATTGAGAAATACCGTAAAGAATAATTGTTAATGATTATTACTTTTTTTATCAATATTAATAAAAATAAAAATTTTATTTATTCTAAAAAATGAATTATGATGATAACATAATATAGAATGTCACATACAAGATAGACAACTGACGAAGAGAAAAGATTAATGGATGAGATAAAAAAAGGATTAACACTTGAAAAAATAGCATCAAATCACGAGAGAAGTAAAAATGCAATATTTATGCATTTATGTGCAATGAAATTAGACTTGTCAATGCGAGAAAAAATATATAAACTGTTCAAAAAACATTAAAATTAGTGTCATATGATTGTTATTATATTTATTATTTTTCAATATTGTTATTTTACTTTTTTTTAAAAACAAAAATCAAATCAATTATTATTAATAATTAATTTGATTATTATTTTACTCTTTTTTAAATAAATAAAATTTACAAAGTGAATTTTATTTATTTAAAAAATTGAAAAACAAAATATAAAGAAAGTAATATAAAATAAATACAACTAAAATGGAAATAAATACATTAGAGGAAGATACACTAAAACAATTAAAAGAATGGGTATCTAAAGGATTTTATATAAAATACAAAGGACGAGAAAATTTAATATTAAATTTCAAATTAAATAAACAATTTTTTAAAATAAAAATTAATACAATGAAAATAGAATTATTATATGATAAAATAGAAGAAAAATATGAATGGATAAAAAATATAAATAATTTAATAAAGAAAAATATGAGTTTAATAGATATATTAACTTTAATTGAGGAAGTATATGAGGAAGATATAGAAGAATTAATGAGACAAGAAAATGATATGTTAATAAATAAATTAATTAATGATCATGACATAAATGATACTAAATTAAAAGAATTAGAGAAAAAACTAATACAACAATTAGATACATATATTCCAACGCAACAATTAAAAGTATCAGATAAAAAATATAAATTATTTGATAGAAATACAATAGGAAGAATTTTAGTAAATGAACATATCAATTTAAAAAAGAAATTAATAAAAGATAATAAAGTAGAAATAGATACAATAAATAATGATATAACAAAATGGATAATAAAATATAGAAATTTTGAGAATAAGAAATTAGATGAGTCATTAAAAGAATTAGATAATAAATATAATTACAATTATATAGAATTAGAATTAACATTTAATATAGAATTATATCCAAATTATCCTCCATCAATAAAAGTTATTAGACCAAGATTAGATAAAAAATTAATGTTAAGTTTCAGTAATTTAATAATGTTAAAAATTGATTATTGGAGTGTCTCAAGAACAGTAGAATTTATTATCTTCAAATTATATGATTTATTAAATTCAAAATGTATAATAGACACTAATAATATACTTAATGATATTAAAAAATATCCAACTGGTTCATATAGTAAATTAGAATTAGCAATTGCAAAATTATGTACATTAACTGATATAAATATATTAGAATTTGATAATATAGATGATACTAAATATGAATTAACAGCAAATTTTAAACAAATTGCAATAGCAACACCAACAACTGAAGGAAATAATAGTCATTGGGCAAAAGGAACTGGATATGGACATAATAATGATAGTAAATCAAATTGGAAATTTGAAGATTATTTAGAAGCCCAAAATAAAAAAAACAGTGAAATTTATGAACAATTATTAATTATTTTTGATAGTATCAATAAAGAAAATATAGATTATGATATAATTAAAAATAATAATTTAATAGAATTTATAGAAAAATATTTAACTGGAGTAACTATTTTAGAAATAAATAATAATATACAAATTTATAAAATTATATTTAATATATTAATTGAATTAACTAATGAACAATATTTTAATATATTTAAAGAATCTACTATTAAAATATTAAAAAATATATCAGAAGAAGCACATCAAATTATCAAATTAAAAGATAAATTAGTTAATAAAACTGATATTGATAATGAGTTAGAAATAGCATATATAATAATAAATTTAACAGAAATAGTATATCCAAAATATGAGAATTTTTTGAAAACAACAGAAATAAAAGAAATAGAAACAGAAGATATATCAACAAAATATATAAATATAATGGATAAATTAAAATACAATATATGTGAATTTAACAATAATTATGGATATGAAAAAAAACCATTAACAAACAATAACAGTATAATAAGATTAACAAAGGAATTAGCGAGTTTAAGTAAAAATATACCAATATATTACGAATCATCAATATTTATAAGTATAAATGAAGACAATATAAATAATATTAGAGTATTAATATCTGCACCAAAAGATACACCATATGATAGTGGATTATTTATATTTGATATATTAATAACAAATGAATTTCCAGAAAAACCTCCATTAATGAATTTATCAAATAATGGTAATATTAGATTTAATCCAAATTTATATAAGTGTGGAAAAGTATGTTTATCATTATTAGGAACATGGCATGGTGGTAGTAAAGAAGAACAATGGAATTCTCAAACATCAACATTACAACAATTATTAATATCAGTTCAATCACAAATATTTATTGATAAACCATATTTAAATGAACCTGGTTATGAATCAAGATATTCCAAAGAACAAAGTATTATATATAACAATACTTATAATTTATATGTAAGATATTATACTATGATTCATGCTATGATTAATATTATTAAAAATATAGAACATTATAATGAATTTAAAGATATTATTATTAATCACTTCAAATTAAAGAAAGATTATATATTATCAACTTGTAAAAAATGGGTAGATGAATCATTCTCAGGAAAAGAAAGTATTCAACATAGTGAAGTTATTAATACAGAAAAATATGAAAAAGTTTATATGCAATTAAAAACTATTTTAGATGAACTAAATTAATTTATTATTAACTTTAATATTAAATTAATTTATTATAATTTAGTAATAAAAAATCATCATAATAATATTTATTAATAGTACATACTAAAATATCATCAATCAAACTACATGTTTTATATTTATCTATTATTATATTTTTATTATCTAAATATACATTTAATAATTTATAATTAAATATAATATTATAATTAATTAAAATAACTAATATTGATAAATATTGATTAAATAATAAAATTAATAAATAATTATAATAAATAAATTTACTGTATTTAGTAATTAATTTTTTATTATATGCTCTAAAACAAGATTCTGAATAATTTATTAAATATAAATTAATACTTATTGTTATTATAAACCCTAATATTGAATTTATATATATAATAAATATTAAAAATGACAATAAATAAGTTTTTAATAGGTTATTGTCTTTATTTATAACATATCTAATTTTTGGAGAATAATTTAATATTATATTATAATTTTGTATAATATAAATATTATCATAAATAATAAATAAATTAGATATAGATACTAAATATAAAAAATCAAATTCATAAAATAAATAATAAATAGAAAATAATAAATTTAAAAATAATGGTAAATATAGATTTTGTATATAAGTAGATATATTATTTATATGATATATATTATCTGATAAAAATCCTAATTGATATAATATACTAAATATTATCATAAAAAAATTGATATTTAAATATATTATTTATTATTTATATAATTTCATAAAAATGGAATCAGACGATAATTTAATGATTAAACCAGTAAATATTAAAATTATAAATTGGAATCCAATTGGTATATGGACATATGATTTATTAAATGAAGGACATGAATGTATTTTATGTAGAAATAAATTAACAAATAAATGTGTAGCATGTAATATGAAAAATAATAGTTCATGTTTTATAACAAAAGGTGTATGTGGTCATGGTTTTCATAAAGATTGTTTAACTGCATGGATATCTGATAAAATAGATACATCATGTCCAATATGTAAAACAAAATGGACTTATGATAAAAATGTAAGTGTCTGAGACATATTAGTTAAATCTTCTAAAGAAAGATTAGAACAGAATTTTAGGATAAGATATAATTCTAAAATAGTAGGTAATCCCTTAAATTTACCATCAATTTCAAGACATAATTTACCTTTAATTCTCATATAATCAATTAATTCAATACAATAATTATTTCTTGCTTTCCATACATTTGAATTTTTATTTAAATAATAATAATTTTTAATAATATCATAATCATTAAAATATTCTTGAGATATATTTCTTAATTTTGCATAATTAATAAATTTATCTGCTAAATCAATAGGAATTACTGGGGCATCTTTATATTTAATTAATAAATAAGCATCATTTGTTTTTTGTAAAGGAATAATACATCCATTTGCATTTGTATTATGACTACATTTTGCTCTAAATGATTCATATTTATTTTTAACATCATTATAAGTAACACCATAAGAAACACCTAATTTTTTATTAACTTGTTCATGTAAATAATAAACCCATTTAGATAAAGTATGACGACTTTTAAGAACATCATCAGTTAATTTAGTACAATCAGTAGAAATAAATTTAAGATATGAATCTTTACAATAACTACATGGTAACACATTTGCTAATGAAATAAAAAAATTTTTATAATTTAATTTATCTTGTTCGGTGGGATTAATAGGATATCCAAAAGATATACTATGTAAAGAAATCCATAAGGACGGTCCCCATATTTTAGTTATTAATCCATTATTTTTATTAGGATCAGTTATAGATTCTTCATCAGAATATTTACACTTTGACATTAATATTATATAATAAAATTGATTTATAAAAATAATAATTTTATCCTTATAAATTGATTAAAAAATGGACTATGTACGGATTTTAACAGATGAAGTTAAATATGTTAATACAAATTTAATAAAATTTAATTATGAATTAGATAATTTTCAAAAACATAGTATAAATTGTATTAATAATAATGAAAATGTATTAGTAACCGCACATACAGGTTCAGGAAAAACATTAGTTGCAATATATGCAATCGCACATACAATAAATAATGGAAAAAAAGTAATATATACTTCACCAATAAAAGCATTATCAAATCAAAAATATAAAGAATTTAAAGAAATTTTTTATGAAAACAAATATGAAATTAATTTTAAAGAAGGAATAAAACCAGAAGTAGGATTAATGACTGGTGATAATAAAATAAATCCAGATGCGGATATTGTTATAATGACAACTGAAATTTTAAGAAATGCTTTATATACTATAAAAGATAAAGATAAATTAAAAGATAATTATTTTAAAGAAAATTTTTTAGATAGTATTGGATGTGTTATATTTGATGAAGTACATTATATTAATGATAAAGATAGAGGTCATGTTTGGGAAGAAACTATTGTTTTATTAAATCCTAATATTAATTTAGTTATGTTATCTGCTACTATTGATAAACCAGAATTTTTCGCTAATTGGATTGGTAAAAATAAACAACGGATTATAAATTTAATTCCAACATCTAAAAGAATTATTCCATTAGAACATTTTATTTTTTTTGATAATAAATTAATTAAAATTTTTGATAAAAATGAACAATTGTGTCATAAAAATATTGATGAATTATTTAAAGAATATAATATTTTTATTAAAAATAATCCAAGAGGAATAAATGGACAAAATATATTAAATAAAATGGTTGAATATTTAATAAAACATAATTTAAATCAAACAATATTTTTTTCATTTTCACGAATAAATTGTGAAAGATATGCAAACATGGTAAATTGTGAATTAATAGATCATTTACAAAGAAAAGAAATTGAAGATTTATTTAATAAATATATGAATAAATATGAAAAACAATATGAAAAATTAAATCAATATCAAAATATAAAAAAATTATTATTAAAAGGAGTTGCTTATCATCATTCTGGATTAATACCAATATTAAAAGAAATAATAGAAATAATATTTCAAAAAGGATTAATAAAAATATTATTTGCAACAGAAACATTTGCAGTAGGAGTAAATATGCCAACAAGAACAATAGTATTTACTGAATTAGAAAAATATACTTCTGAAGAAAAACGATATTTAACAACAAGTGAATATAAACAAATGAGTGGAAGAGCAGGAAGAAGAGGATTAGATAAAAATGGAACAGTAATAATATTACCAATATTTGGATTACCAGAAAAAAAAGAATTATTAAATATATTATTAGGAAAAATACCATCAATTAAATCAAAATTCTATTTAAATTATGGATTTATATTAAAAATATATCAATCAGATACTACTAATTTTGATGATTTTATGAAAAAATCTTTATATTTTGAAGATTATAATAATTATTTAAATAATTTACATGAAGAATATACAAAAATAGAAAATGAATTATTAATATTAAATCAAAATTTTAATATTAATGAAGATCTTAAAAATTATATTTCTTTTGAAAAATTTGAAAATAATTTATTAGATTCTGGTTTATCTCTATCTAAAAAACAATTAATCGAAAAAAATAAATTAATTAATAAAATAGATTTAAATATTTTAAATAAATTTAATCAAATTAAATTATTAGAATCTAATTTAAATGAATTATCTAATGATATTAATTATTATAATAATTATCTAAATATCGAATTATCTAAATTATTAAATTTCCTCTTTAAATTTAATTATATCAATAATATTGATGATTTTAATTATAATAATATTACTATAAAAGGTATTTTAGCCAGTCAAATAAATGAATGTAATAATATTTTATTAACTGAAATTATTTATCAAAATTTATTAGATGATTTAGATTTTTGTGAAATTTGTGCTGTATTATCTATATTTATTGATGATGTTAAATTTGAAAAAAAATCTATTAATGATATTAAAATAACTAAAAAAGTATCTGATATTTTATATAAAATAAATTCAATTATCAAAGAATTTGAATTAGTTGAATCTGATTTAAAAATACTTGATAATTATAATTATGGATTTTGGAATATAAGTTATGATTTTGTTGAAATTATGTATGATTGGTGTAATGGTATTGAATTAAAAGAATTATTTTCCAAAATAAATATATATGAAGGTAATTTTATTAAAAATACCTTAAAATTATATAATATAATAACTGATTTAAAAAAATTATTGGGAATAATTGGAAATATTAAATTAATTCCTGAAATAGATAAAATAGATTCAGCAATTATTAGAGATATTGTTTCTATAAATTCTCTTTATTTATGATTTTTTAATTTATTACCTAAATTAGTACCTATGTAAAATAAACTTAATTCAAATATTTTTTGTAATATTGAATTTTTATCACTAATTACATTATATGATAATTTTATTATAAATCTCATTATTTCATTATAATTTATTAATTTTATATCTGGTAATACATATCCTAATATAATATATATAAATAATTTGATGATCATATATATTGTAATTGTTATATTTAATTTATAATTTGATATTGTTGTTGAATTTAATATTAATTTAGAATCAATATATTTATTTAATTTTATTTTTGATAATATTTTATTTAATATTTCGTCATTTTTATTCATATTATCACTCTTACTAATATTTTCATTTATTATAATTAAATGTGGATATATATAAAATTTTTTAAATTCATTATTTATTTCATAAAACATACGAAGTATAATATCTATATGGTATATTGCTTTTTTGAATAAATTAGAATTTATTAATTTTTCAACTCCTCTATATGATATTATATAACTTTGTGATCCACTAAACATTCCATTTGGAATATATAAATTAGGAGCATAATATTTTTTATCATTTATTAATGAATATTGTGATATTCTATTGATACTTAAATATATTAAATCATAATTAGTTGGAACATATTTAAATGTTTTTATTAAATCATTTTTAAAGTTTTTAGTTGGGTAACAATCATCTTCTAAAATTAACACATTTGTTTCTTTATTTTTATAAATATGTTTCCATAAATTATAATGAGATAAATAACATCCAACCATTGATTTTGAACATATATTATTACCTATAAAATTAGTATGTGATTTTAATTCTTCATCAGATAATAAACTACCATCAACTGCATTCCATCTAATTAAATTTAAATTTGTATTTTTAAATGCATTTGTTATATTATTCCATCTATCAGATCTTCTTTTTAAATTTATAACATATGTTTTATTTATTATGTTATCCATTATTATTATATAATATTAAAAAAAATTGATTAAATAATATTTTTTTAATAATATATATAATATATTATTAAAAATGACTGATGAATGGACTACTATAACACATAAAAAAAATAAAAATATTAAAAATAATGATAATCATGTTTATAATTCACAACATCAATATATTAATACAGAATTCCAAAATTGGAAACCATTAATTATTAAAGGTGGAAGTTATCAAGAAAAAAAACCTTTACCTAACATAAATAATACTATTCGTAAATCTACTGCTAATAAAGATTTAACTATTATTAATGAATCTAAAATAGAAAAAAATATAGAAGAAGGAAATTTAACTCATAAAAAAATCTCATTAAATTTACAATTAAAAATTCAAAAAGCAAGATTAGAAAAAAATTTAACTCAAGAAGAATTAGCAAATAAATGTCAAATACCATTAAAAGATATTAGAGATTATGAAAAAGGTATATCTATACCAGATCATAATAAATTAAATAAAATAGCAAAAATATTAGAAATAAAATTAAAAGATTAATTGTTTTTATATAAATCCTTTGATAAAGATTTGTAAAATTCTAATTTCTGTATATATATATGTCCTGATGTTGTATCTGGATTTACTTTATTCCATTGTTTTATTAAATCTCTTTTTTGTTTATTATCTAAATAAAAAATTAATTCATTTATAATTATTGGAATATCTGGATTTGGTCCATATATTCTTAAATCTATTAAAACATTATATTTTTGATTAATTGACTCATTAAGTGTTTTTTGTATATTCTTATTATATTCTTTCTCATATTCCATTAATGAATACTCTAATATCTGATCTTCGGTTATTAATGAATCTTCAATTTCATTTAGTAAATTTGCATCAGTTAAACTTAATCTATATCTATATATTGGTGGTATATCATTTATTTCTGTTTGTGTTAAATTACATACTGGTTTAAAATATGTTTCTCTTATAAATCTTATAAATTTTTCTATTATCCTATTCTTTTTATCAAATATTTTTGAATATTTTAAAAAAAATGTTGGTAACCATGTCTTTCTTAAATATTCTTGTCTTTTCTCATATCTTATTAAATCAAGTTGATTCATTTCTACTTTTTTATTATTAAAAACCTTTTTTTAGTTTTATTTTTCAATTTTTTAAATAATATAAATTTGCACAGCAAATTTATATTATTTAAAAAAGAGTAAAATAAAAAATATTTATTTTTTATTTTTCAATTTTTTAAATTATCTGTTTTTATAAAACAGATAATTTAAAAAAGAGTAAAATATAAAATAAATATTTTTTATTTTTCAATTTCAAAAAGATATAAAAATTGAAATAAAATAATAATAATATAAATATAATAAATATAAAAAATAATGTGGAAATTAAGTAATTATTTAACAGCAAGTGCAAAAGTAATATATGATAAAACAACTGATAATTTAAATTATTTATTAAACATGAATCAAATAGAAAATGATGAAGATAATTTTGAAAAATTAGAAGAATTAGTGAAAGATAAATTAATTGATTATAATAATTATATTGATGTTGATAAATATAATAAAGAAGAAGATAACCATAGAATATTTCCACCAGTAGGATTATATGAAGCATATTATATATTTTTTTCAGAACCAACACATATAATTGATAATATATATTTAGGTAGTGCATTTAATGCAGCTGATTATGAAACATTAAAACAGTTAAATATAAAAACAGTATTTAATATAACAAAAGAAATAACAAATTATTATCCAAATGATTTTATATATATAAAATTTGATATATATGATAATAACAAGCATAGTATAAAAGAATATTTAGATAAAGCATTTGAAAGTATAATACATCATCAAACAAGAACAGAAGGAAATATATTAATACATTGTTATATGGGAGCAAGTAGATCAGCATCAGTAGTAATATATTATTTAATGAAGACAAAGAAAAATAATAATGGAGAATATATGAATTTTGATGAAGCATTAGAATATTTAAAAAGTAAAAGATCAATAATAAATCCTACATTTAGATTTACTAAAGATTTAGCAAAAACAATGATTCAATAAAATTAGTTTATAAAAAATAAAAATTTTAATTATTAAAATTATTAGATGATAAATTTTTTTGATTTACCAAAATCAAATGATTTTATCTATAAAACTAATTTTAATCCATTAGATGATATATTAAAAATTATAAATAATATAACAGATTCAGATACATCTTATAGTTCAATTGATATTAATGAACGAGTTAAAGAATTAACTGATGATTCTATAGAATCTGAAAAATGGATTTATAAAAATATCAGTAATACAAAAGTATATATTTTAAAAGATTATTTATTAAATAAAATAATTCATGATGGTATATATATTTAATTTTATTATAAAATTAAATATATTAATTAGTTGAATTACTAAAAATTTTATTTGGATATAATACTAATGGACATTTAGAAAATTCTAATACTATTTTTCCAAATAATGGTAAATCAAGTTCTTCTTTTTCTGTTTGATTTATTAATTCTTTATCACATATTACATTAACTATTTTATCTGCAATATTTAATTCTATTGCATTTTTACCAAATATCCACCAATCTGATGTTATTTTTGTTATAAATTCATCTTTATTCATATTTATTCTTTTATATTGTCGTTCCAATAATAATTCATTTATTGAATTTATTAAATTTAATTTTGTTTTTATATTTTCATATTGTCCATTTATAGTTAAACTTAATTGATGTTGCATCAATATTGAACTTGATAAAATATATCTATTTGAACATGTTTGAAATATTGCAAATGCCATTGAATTTGCATTTTGTGCTATACATGATATACTCTTATTCATTAATTTTAATGCATCTATTATTTCAATCATATGAAATCCATCTATAACTGAACCACCAGGGCTTGATATATATACATATATATTTTCTTCTTCTATTTTTTGTATATCATTTATAAATTTAGATGCTAATTGTGAATTTATTTCCCCTCTTATCATTACAAAATTATTATTATTTAATTTCACTAATTCTGTATGATGTTCTAATTTATTAAATAATCCATTCACTTTAACTATTAAACAATATATAAATATAATTAGTAGTTTCATATACATATTTATTTTTTATTATTTATATTATTTAGTTTAATTATTATTATTATTATATTTTAAAAGAATATGACTGAAGAATATATAAATATAACTAATATAAAAAATGATATAGAAAATGATATAGAACTAAATAATGAAATATATCAAATACAAATTATTAATAAAAATACAGGAAAAATAGTACATATAGGAGATTGTATTAGTAATATGGATGTTATAATAAATGAATTTAAATTAGATGAAATATATAATTGCATAATAATATCAAAATTATATACTGAAAATGAATTAAAAGAGGATAATAAAATAGGAATATTTAAATTAATAAAAATAATAATAAATAAAAAAAATAATCCAATAATTGAATTTTCATATTGTTTTTATTTTAAGAAAAACAATATAATGGATTATATTAGTAAAAAAAATGAGATAAAAGAAATAGATGGAAAATATATAATAATAAAAAATGATTGGAAAAAAATAGAAATAATAGAGGAAATTGAAGAAAAAAATAATGAAATAGAAATATTAGAAAAATTAATATATTATGTAATAGAATATAAAAATCAAGAGAAAAAATTAATAAAAAAATCATGTTCATCAGCAGAAACAATATAATCTTTTAAAGAATTATCATAATTAGGTAATAATTGAATAATCGGAGGTTTAATTTCAGGAACATCAGAACTTTCAGAATCATCATCAATAAACATATAACCATATTTACTATTATTAACAAGCGTATTATCAAAATAATTTTTAGCAATAAAATCAGTATTAACATTTAAAGAGAAAAATATTTTATAAGATTTCATTTGTCTAGGTAAATTATTAAATTGATAAAGAGACAATATATTAGAAAATTCATAAAGACTAATTGGTAATTTTTTAGCATCAGGATCAATTTCAATAATTGTTGGAATTTTTTTATTATGAATAATAAAATTAACAGTTTTTCTAACAATATCTAATTGAGATAAATTAGAGAAACATAATATCATTTCATCAAAAAATCCAAAATTAATATGAGTTATTAAATAACATAATCTACAACATACATCATTTGATGTTAAATTATTAATTATATATAGATATTTTTTATAAAATCCACCACAATATTTACATGTAAATTTATATTTATTTAATATTGCTTTTCTATTTTCTGTCCATTCTATTTCATTATTTTCTGTTAATTTTGGTGTATTAATATTAGAACGTGATATTATTAAATTATGTCTAGGTTCTGTCCAATTCATATTAATATTATATTTATAACTTAGAATATAATTAATTTACTTAGAATATAATTAATTTATCAATTTTTTTAATAATTTACAAAAAAAAATTGATAAATTAAAAAAATAAATATATTATAGAATATTAAAAAATGGAAAAAATAGAAAATTATCAAATTTATAAAAATAAATTATTAGGTGAAGGTTCATTCTCAGAAGTATATTTAGGAAGATATTTAGGAAATAATAGATTATATAATGAAGTTGCAATTAAAATAATAAATTTAAAAAATCAAAATATAAAATCAAATAAATTAATAGAGAATGAAATAAAAATAATGGAAATAATAAAATTAGATTCACATCCAAATATAGTAGAATGTTATGATATAATTAAAGATAATAATTTTGTATATATAATTATGGAATATTGTGATTCTGGTGATTTAAGAAGTATATTAAAAAAACCTATAAAAGAAAAATATTCTCAATTTTATTTTTCTCAAATAGCAGATGGTTTAAAATATTTATATGATCGTAAAATAATTCATAGAGATATTAAACCTAGAAATATTTTATTAACTAAAAATAAAAAAGTAATTAAACTTGCTGATTTTGGATTTGCTATACAAATGAATCAAAATAATAATTTAGATATAATATGTGGTAGTCCATTATATATGGCCCCGGAAATTATGAAATTTAATAATTATAATGAACAAAATGATCTTTGGTCTATTGGTCTAATTTTATATGAAATGTTATTTGCAATTCATCCTTTCTCAAATTGTAAATCAGTAGATGATTTACAAAAATATATAGAAGAATCTGAAGTAGAAATACCACCAATAAATACATATAATAAAGATATAAGTAATTCATGTCTAAATTTATTAAAATCATTATTAAAAAAAGAAGTAAATAATAGAATAACATGGTTACAATTTTTCAATGATCCATGGATAAATATATATAAATTAGGAACATCAAAAGTATATGAAGAGAATGTATCATATTCAATTGGTTCAATAAATTCAAGTAATTCAAATGAATCACCAAAAAATAGTCCTACAATTTTAATTATTGATAATTATTTAGATAATTTAGAAGATAAAAAAAAGGATGATATTATGTTTGAATATGAAATATAAATTATTTATTAAATAATTTATATTTTTAACCTAAATTTTTAACCTAACATTGGGGGACGAACATTACTTGATGTTGATGAACTTAAAAATGCTCCAAATAATGCTACAAATGCAGATAAATTACATACAATGAATAATACTACAAACGCCCATGATAATCCTGGCATTACATTGCAAATTCCCATTAATATTAATGAACATACTATAATTGTAAGCATATGACTTGAGAAAGTTGCTAAATTATTTTGTTGTTGATGAACTGGTCCTTGTACTGTTCCTAATAATAAAGTGCAACATGCCATAATTGTGGCAATAACAAAATATACTAATGCTGGTTGGCAAACTCTTGATGTTACTGTTTCAAATTCCATAAATATATATTATATCCATAAAAAAATTATTTTTTTCTATTATTTTTTATTAAAATCTATATTTTTATTAATTCTATAATTTTATTTATAGTATTTATATTAAATTTATTATTATTATGTATTTTTCTATGATTACTATAATTCCTACTTATATTACTTATTGATTTTCTTACATCTGTTGTATCTATATTTATATCTTTTACATTTTTTAATTCTATATGTGCTTTACTTAATTCTTTTGAATATTCTATACATTCTCTACATTCTTCTTGTTGGTATATATCTTTTAATTCATTATCTATATATTTTTGATATTTCTCTGGTATTAATTGTCGTGCTGTTTTTGGTATTAATAATAATGTCATTACTTCTGAATTTAATGGTTGTTTATTAGATATTGGTATATTTATATTTATTTCTGGATTTAATATTAAATAATATAATATATCTATTGGTTTTGGTGATATATTATATCTATATATATAATCATACATTGAACAATTTGCTGTTTCATACATATTATAACACCATAATATTCCTTCTAAATAATTTATTATTAATTTCTCATTATATTTAAATATATCTATTTTTTGATATTGTTTTGATATTATATTTATTATGTTAAAAAATAATTTAATTAAAAAATTATAATTAAATGTTCTATTATTATAATTTATTATTCCTTCAGTTGAATATATTTTTTTTGTATTATAATATGCTTCCCATAATTTATCAAATTGTATATAATTTATTTTTGGTAAATAGTCATTACCCATAAATAATGATAATATCACAAAATCATCTTGTATATTTAATATATTTTTATCTGTTATTGAACATTTATTAATATATTGATTTATATTATTTATAAATTTTTGTTTAATTAATTCAATTGATACATAATTTTTATTATTATGTATATTAGATAATATATAAATATTATTAGATTTTATAGACATTCCAAATACAATTAAATCTGCATCATTTCCGATTACTAAATGAGTTGAATTTTTATATTTTTGTTCATTATTTATTAATTTTTTAAATACTTTTAATTCTCCTTCATCTGGTTTATCATAATCTGATAATTCTATTTCTATTTTTTTATATCTAAAATTTCTTTTAAAATTTTCAATATATGTTGTTAAAAATTCATGAATTTTCTTCATTGTTTCTGTTCCTGGTGTTAAATATATTGAATTAAATTTTTTCATATCTATATTTTTTATTCCTTTTAATCTTCTTTCTCGTTGTAATATTATTTTTGCAAATGGTGATGCTCCATCCAATGCTATATATATTGATTTATTTGCATAATTATTACTTAATATATTATCTAACATAAATTTTAATTTTTTTAAAAAATTATATTCATCATTTACTCCATACATTGCATAATGTAATAAATGATTTCCATCTATATATATATTATCATATGTTTCTATTTTATTTGTTATATAACAATCTATATAATTATCTTTTAACCATTTATGAAAATTATCGATACCCATTTATTTTATTATTATTTATTATTCTTTATTATTCTTTATTATATCTATTTTTTATTTTTTTCATTTTTTTATAAAAAATTAAAATTCATATATTTTAATTTTTTATAAAATTGTATTTTATATTTAAGTATTACCATTTATTTTAGTTCTTTATATAATGTATAACACATATAACCCATACCACTAAGACCTAAAGTAATACTACTATAAAAAGATATACTACCTAAAATTTGATCATACATATAATATGTATGATTATCAACAGTATAAGCATAAATTGTAGAAAATAATATATGAAATTTTACTTTTTTACCAATAAGATTATTAAATGTATTATACCAAGAATGGAAACTGGTAAAAAAATTAGATTTAATAAAAATAATGTCATTAATACTACATATATCATTAGTTATTTCAAGATATTTATTATTATATTTTGAAATAAATACAGGTTCATTATATGCTTCATAACGATAATTTGTATATACATTAGTATTATATCTAACTGTATATGGAACTAATCTATATTTATATTCATATTTTAATTCAGTATCTTTTAATGGTATATTATGTTTATTTAATATAGTTGTCACCTTTTCAATGATAAATTCCATTGTATTAGTTTTATAATTATTATACTTCCTTTTAATTAAAATTTCAATATTATAATCTAAATGGTGTTTTACTAACTACTAAAACAGGAACAGGTTGAACTAAATTACCTGAATGTGTGTCGAAATAGTTTGGATCTTCTTGAATTATTTTTTCTCTAAGATTTTCCATTAATTGTTGTAAATTAGATGAGTTTCCATCTTTATCTTTAAAGTTTGGTAAATTAAAACCACATCTTGATTTTAATATATTTAATCTTTGATATAATTCTTTATGAGATGTTTCAATAGTATGTTTTTGTCCATTTACATCAACTGATATTTTAACTTGTTGTGATGGAGCTAAATTTTGAGTAGTTGGAGTAAATAATATTCTTAAACAATTATTTGCTACACCAAATGGTAAAGGTAAATGATAATTATTAAAATTAGTAAATAAACTAATTGGAATTGGAGTAAATGGATTCATATGTTTAAATTTAATAACTGGAGGACCAAATAAAACTGGATTAAGACCAACAACTCGTAATGGTAAATTATTGTTATTTAAACCTACTAATACTAATGATCTATCACCTGATACTGGGACAGGACTTATTACTTCAGAAGGATAAAAACTCATTTATATATCTTATATTTATATATTAATATTAATAATATTAATTTTTTTGATAGATATAATTCACCCAGTTTTAAATTTGATTATATATAAAAAATAATATAATAGAACCATATGATAAAAAATGTTTGCAATTATTGTAAAAACATTATAAATAATCAATATCTATATATATGTAAATCATGTATATATAAAAATAAACTAATATCAAAAACAAGGGCAATTAGATTATTTTTATTAAATGATGAAGATTTAAATAAATTAAATGCAATACAAATATATAATAGTAATCAAAAATATTATAAATATGAACAAATTGAAAAAATAGTAATAAATAAATATGGGAATTTTGATAATTTAAACAATTTATTAAATAAAAAAAAAATTAAACAAGAAATTAAAAATAATAATAAATTACAACTAATTAATAATAGAAAAGAATATTTAAAAAATTTATTTGAATTAAATAAATTAGAATTTAAAACATATGGAAATTGTTATTCTTATATAAATTATGGAAAACCTGATCCAAAAATAATAATAGAAAATGAAATAAAAAAAAATAAAGAAATAATAAAAAGAAAAATAGAATTAATAGTAGAATTATATAAAAATAATATAGAATATAATGAAAATATAAAAATATGTTATGATTATATTTATAATTATACAAATTTAGAATTAAAAGAAATAATAAATGAATTGAAAGAATATAATATAATAAATAAAACAAAAAATAAAATAATATTTGATTAAAATAAATAATAATTATAATAATAATATATATGAATGAATATAAAACATTAATAATATTAGATTGGGATGATACATTATTTCCAACAAGTTGGGTAATAAAAAATGATATAAATTTATTAAATTTTAATACAATAAATAAACATATAGATTTTTTTAATGAATTAGATGTATTATTACATAATATATTATCTACATTTTTAAAATATGGAGAAGTAGTTATAGTAACAAATGCAATGAAAAAATGGGTATATATATCATCTAATTTAATACCAAATACAAAAGAATTAATAAATAATAAAATACCAATAATATCAGCAAGAGATTTATATCAAAATAAATTTCCAGATAGAAATGAATTATGGAAAGAACATACATTTAAAGAATTAATATTTAAACATGCAGGAAAGAAAATATTAAATATAATATCAATAGGAGATGCAGAATATGAATTTTATGCAATAATAAATTTTTATAAAAAATATGCAGATAATAATACATTATTTAAAACAATAAGATTTAAACAATTATCAACATATGATATATTAATAGATCAATTAAAAACATTAAATAAAGGAATTTTAAATATAATAGAAATGAAGAAAAATTTAGATTTAAATTTTATAAAATAATTTAATAAATTTAAAAAAATTTATTAAACAACAACAACGACACCTTGATGCCATCCCCAATGTAACATACAGAAATATTTATAAGTTCCTGCTTTAGTAAATGTTACTTCAAATACATCACCTGGTCTCATAATTCCAGAATTAAATCCATTTTGTTCATTTGATGTAACTGTATGTTGAAGATCTCCTATATTTAACCATCTTACTGTATCTCCTACTTTTACATGTAATAATGGACTACTATATCCTGGTTCAGAATCAAATATTTTAACTACATTTATGTTTCCTTGAGTTTGATTTAATCCTTCCATTTTTTCAACTTTCATATTTTCATATAATTTATATGCATGTAATACAAATACAACTAATGCTAAAAGTAATACTAATTTTTTGTATTCTTCTGGAAATTGATTTGTTGCTAATAAATATAATAATGGCACAACTACAATTATATGGAAATAATTAATAAATTTTCTATATTCTGAATTAGATAACATATTATTTATATATATTATATTCATATAATTTTTAGTAAATTATTAAATTTATACCATATAAAATTTTAAAATATTATAAAATTTTATATGAAAAAATATTTTAAATCTTCTAATAATTTAATCGATATTTCTGATGATGAAGATATTGATTTTTATTTAAATAAAAATATATTAGGTGATAATTCTGACAATATTGAATATAAAAAAGAAATTATCTTAATTCAAAAAGAAAATATTGATTCTGATGACCCTAAAATTAAACAATTTATTAAATTCTGTCTTAAAAAAAGATTATTTGATGACAGTTTTTATGATTATGGTAATGCTTTCTCTTTAATGGCAACTAAATTACCCATTACTTTTGAAAAATTAACTAAAGATGGCGAAAAAATAGAAAAAAATAAATTTATTAAAGTATTCAAAAAAGATTTTGCTTATAATGGTGATATTTTATATATATATAATGTTATCAATAAAGATAATAAAGACTTTATTACCTGGGATGAATTTGCTGATTTCTTCTTACCATTTGTTAAATATATAACTTATTAATTATCTAAAATATAAATAATTTTATTTATGTTTTTCATTACTTATTAAAATATATATATTTTAATAAGTTATCTAAAATATAA